TAACTCTTTTACTAGTATTACTATATGTAAATTCTCCATCCTTTACATTACTATTATTAAATATATACAATGGATCTTTTGGTCTATCTTGAGAAGTAAATATTAATCCGGCATTATAGAAAACTATTGCTCTAAAAATACTTGCCATATCATTAACAACTTTATAAGCGTCTTCTCTGGTGCTAATGAGTACATTACAAGTAAATCTTGGCTCTTTTCCATCTCCTGTTCCTCCCGAACTGACTAATTGATCACAATATTTTGAAATTTCATATAAAGTCCATTTATCTGTTAGGTTTGGATCTACATATTTTCCTAATCCATATCTTCTATTAGTAATTAAATCATAAAAACACCAAGCAGGATTATCTGTCCATCCTAAATTAAAATTTCCATCCCAAATACCATCATAAGTTCTAGAATAAGGATTATAATTACTGGGGATTTTTACTTTTAACAATCTTGTGTCATAGGCTCTTTGTGGTATACTAGTAAAATACCTAGAATCAAAAGTGGTTAAAATTCCAGCTGTATGGGGTAAAACAAGAAAATCATCGTAAATTTCAGTAATAGAATCTATTGCACTTCTTACTACTATATTTGGATCAACGCTTTCATCATAAACAGGCTCAATTTCTATCTCCCATCCAACAGTTGTTGATCTTGTGTATCTATTTAAACCTGTCCATTCAAATGTTTCGATATAAGGTCCTTGATTTAATTTACCTGCGATTGTTAACGTAGCGTAATCTCTAGCTTCTCCTACTAATAGTCTTTGTCTTTTATCTTTATAATCTTGTAAAGAAGCTCGAAAATCACGTTGCAACTTATTAACATCGTTAGCGTATGTTGTATATATCTTACCATCATGTCTATGAGAATAAGTTGTTCTTCCATTTATGAATTCAGTAAAGTTTGCTGGTTTTCTTTTATATCCGTCTGGACCAGATCCACCTCCAGGACTATCAGGGGGCCAGAATAAACCCAAAACATCATATTCTTTACTAAAAACTGTATTATAATATTCTTCTTCGCTTATTGTAAATGCTCCTGATGAACTTCCTGTATAATTTGGATTAGGGATTAATGTGACTTGTTTTCCTACATTTGGAATATAATCTATTCTTTTTAAATAAAGATAAAAAGTCATTTCCTGTCGATCCATTCTACCGCTGACTGAATTTTTTGAAGCATCATCGGCGCTTTCCCAAATGGTTAGATCAACAATACTTTTAAATAAACTTAAAGCTTTTAGATGGAGTCTTAAACCATATAAATCTTTAGTAAGAATTGTTAAAGATTTTTTATAAGTTCTAGAACTTCCATCTTGGAATTTTCTTCTACCAAAAAGTCTTGTTCCAACAATTTTCGTACTAGTTAACCTTCTGGGCATTTTTATTTTAGATAATAAAGTATTTGCATTTTCATCATATAAAGACACCGTATCAAGATATTGCCCATTGTTTACTTTTCTTGCGTAGAATGGTTCTTCTAATTTTATATTTTTTAATTCATTTAGTCTTGTATGTCTTGGGGCTGAATCACCATAATCATATGCGAGTCTAATAAATTCAAAATTTAAACTTCCCTTAGCTGGATAAGTATTATCTGCTATAGGTATCTCATTCCAATATACAGATCTTAATAAAGAATCTGGTCCTTGATATTTAATTATTTTAACTCCATTTTTATAACCTATATCTCCTATTGTTGCTCCTGGATTAGGGACTATTTCATAATCTACAATACCTTCGATAGGACCTTCTCCAAGAACGTCTAACAAAGATATATTTGTTAAAGAAGTTATGCCTATATCTTTTGTATCTTTTAACGTATTTCCATATCTAAAACCATACCGATCTATTTGTTGTCTATCTCCCACTCTACTTACTAAAGTGTGACAATTCCTTGGAATCGAAGAGCTTGGTAATGTATAATTATCGTTCCATGTTCTTGTCCCTTTTCTGACGCCACCATATCTATTATGAACAAAAATTCCTTCTGCAATATAATTATGATATTTCTCTACTTCAAAATTATATACTTTTTCAAAACCGTCGTGCTCCATCTTTAATATTTTTAATTTCTTTTTGTTGAATGTATACAAATGCTCCCCAACTTTTATATCTAAAAGAAGCTTATATTCATTATTATCAGTTAAAAACGGGTGACATTTTGTACATCTTATTTGTGATCCATCTTCTAAAGTCACTTTAGTTATAGGTTCAAGATCTTGACCTTCATCAAAAATTTCTGATATTTTAGAAATTTTTAAATCTTGAGTTTTATCATCGTAACCATACACTTCATCAGACTGTTTTAACTCTTCTATATTTTTTAATCCATAAGGAGTATAAATTTTTGTTCCAGCTGGAAAGCATGTACTTGAATAAGTGCATGTATACACATCTCCAGCTCTTGTTGTATATGTGCCTATGAACATACTAAATCTATCTGATCTTAAATTAAATGCGCAAGTATCTGCCATTTGTACATAAAATGGATATGTCCCATTTCTATTGGGAATGCCATTTGGATACTTCAAAAGATTACTTTTTGATAATCGTGTTGTTGCTGTTGGGGAACTCGTTTCTAAAGAGCCTCCTGTAAAGATAACTTGATGCTCTATTTGTGTTGGACTAATAGTTATTGTTGGAACATTTTCAGCTTGATTAGCGCTAATAGAGTTTTTGACCGTACTTGTTGCTATGACTGTTAGATTCTCTACAAAAGGAGTAGAAGCTGGACCACTAGAGTTAGCATCTGGAGTATAGCAAACATTTCCAAGAAGATCTACTTGATTTACAGAAGCGTATCTTATAGCATAGTTTCCTAAGATTGATATGCTAAATTCTGGTTGTATTAAAACTCCAGAGACTCTTCTTGCCCTTGCGTTTGCAGCGGTTGGATCATCAATGTTAAGCCAGAAGCAACTTTCAGATTCTACTCCTTGCCCAGGAGAAAAAGTAGTATCTGGTATAGATCCACCAATATTTGTAATTCCGTCTGGTTTTCCATTTTTTCTTATGGTCTCAAATTCATTTATGCTTATTTTTTTAAAGCTTAAAATTTCATCTCCAGCGCTTCTTAAATTTAAAATAATTTTATTGTTTTTAATAATATCAAAATTCCAGGAAGGCAAATTTAATCGACTTGGATAACTATTCGCCCCTGTAGGTCTATTATCTTTAGTATACGGATTAAAATTAAATGTTAATGTGACTTTTGAACTAGATCCTTTAGCGTTAGAACAGCTTGCGTAAGCGTAAAATGTACCCGCATGCCTTGGAATTCCTGTAATAGTTTTACTAGTAGAATTAAAAACTAAACCTTCAGGTAAAGAAGAGACAGCTAAAATAGTATGTTTATTATTTAGTCCGGCTAAAGTTTGATTTCCAATTGCAGTTCCTACCGTACCACTATAAGTTTTAGCAGATATAGTTGGTAAAACATCTGTGGTCTTCTGCTCGCCATATAGTATAGATAAATTAAAATTTTTTCTATTTCCTGCGTCTGAATTTGGACCATAGATTATAAAACTTAAAGTTGAAGTTTTTATATCTGCTTCGACATTAAGAGCTACTGTTCCAGTAATAGTTTTAGTATTCGGATTCCATACTAATCCTAAATTTTGTAAGATATTTAAAGAGTTTGCATCTAAACTAGCGCTATACTGATTACTAGGCAAATTAGTAGTTAAACTATAGCCAAAAGCTTGCCCTCTAAATGCATGAACTGTTGGTGCACTATTTACATATATAGGATCATTCCCATATTGATCCTTGCTTTTTATTGTTAAACTTTTAAAAGCTTTAAACGTTTCTAATCGAGTTGTTTTATTTTTACCACTGCCTACGCTTATATATCTATTCCCATTTAATATGGATTCAATAATACCCGTATAATATCCAACATAGTTAATTAAATTTTTTTTAAATTCTATAATCGTACTATTTGTTCCTACGAATCTCAACCTATCACTAGAATTTAAATCTGCTAAAATTCCAAAATCAGTATAATTTAATGATGATACCACTTGTTCTAATTCGACATTAAAAGAAAAAGCAGATCCGTACTTGGCTGTTGTTGTTGCAGAACTTAAAATAGCTGAAGGAGTTGGATTTACGCCAGGAGTGCCATACATGACTAATCCATTCACAAGACTCCATACAAACCAAAATCCATTTCCTCTATCAACTCCGTCTATATTAATTTGATTATTAGATGATTCTGGTAAAGGATTAGGGTAAGTTGTGCTTGCAGAAAATATTGGATTATATGCATCTACTAAATCTGACACATCTGCTAAAGTTATATCTGTTGAACTAGGTTTGCCTACATCATTATAAACTGTATATCCATCATAAGAAATACCATTTTTTCCTCTCCAGGAAACTCCTTCGATATATTTATTTGGATCACAATCTTTACATTTTTTTGCCATAAATTAAATTGATAATGAGTTATCGCTCATTGAATTCCCTTGAATATCTTGAATATTTATGGGATATCCGTGATGAGTAAAATAAAAACTTTTTGTAGGATAATTTTTTTCTGATGCTCCTGCGCCAATTGGAGCTTTTCCATCGCTTTCATATTTATTTGCTCTTGATTGAATTCTGTATATTTGATCATACGAACTAAAAATTTGTTGACTACCTATGATTAATCTGCCATAACCTATTGGTACTGGTCCTCCCTCTCCAATTGTATTTACTGGACCATTAAAAGTGTAAGATGGTTCTCCTCCTCCAGTATCTGGAGAAGCTTCGAAATCTGCTGAAGGATTCGCTATTTGTTGCGGGCTAACCATAGGTGGTGGTTTCATTAACAGCATAGAAACTCCTAAAGCTACTAATCCTAAAATGGCTGGAGCTAACATGCCTAATATACCTAATGAACCTCCACCAGAAACTGGAGCTAAAATTATAGCTAGGAATACCGCGAAAACACTTTTAAATCCACTTCCACCGCCTCCTCCTTTAGCTCCTCCACCTTGTTTTCCTCCTCCTCCATTATGCACAAAAATATTACTAGCTATGTATGTATGATTTTTCATCACATGAAAATTATAAACTTTTTCATTTCCATCTTCTTCTATTCTTTCAATAGGCATTACGTCTCCACTTTTATGAATTAGAACATCTCCAACTTGAAAATTTTCAAGAGGAGTAAATCTATTATACTCATTAAAAAACCAGTGATTTCCTGTGCTTCTAATTACTGATCCATCCCATAACGTAATTTTTAAAATTTTATTATTTTCATGTTCAAAAACTTTCTCAATTATGTCAATTTGTATATTTTTATCTTTATCAAAAGAATATATTTCGTCTCCTTCTTTTAGGTCTTCTATATTTTTTTCACCTTGGGGTGTGGAAATTTTTGTTCCAGCTGGAAAACATCCTTGCGCACCACCACCGCCTCCTCCACCCGCACCTTCTACGATAGGGATAATATCAATAGTTTTTAACGTTGATCCAAAATCCATAAACATTTCAGACTCAGATAATCTTGCAAAATGTTTTTTATTAACGTCTTTATAATTGAGAGGCATTTCTTCCGCTTTAGGAACCCACAAAGGTCTATGATTAATTAATATTTCATATTTTGCATTCTTTTCAGATTGATCTATAAAAAGTTTTGTTAGCTTTTTTGTGTTAGCTTCTATAGCTCGAAAAGCTTCTGCAACGCTAGAGACATTTAAATCCCATTCTTCGCCAATCTCTTGACCTAAATATCCATGTAATTTAACTTTAACCATTCATGCGCTCCTTATACCTCAAAACATAACTAGTATGTTTCTTGAAGAAGTTATCATATATATTTACACAAGAAAAAGAATTAAAAGGCTGATGCAAGATCAATCCATCTCCTATATATACTGCCGCATGCGTAGGGAATTTATCTGAAACTCCAGGAAACATCATCATAATTCCGTCTGATTTATTCAATTTTACTGATTTATCTAATTTGATAAAACCTTGATTTTTGAAATTAATTTCGTATAAATCTTTTATATCTTCTAAATGTCTTGGATAAATTAAATCTCGAGGAAAATTAATTTTAACCTTTTCCTCTTTTAATGCATATTCTTGCATTAATGTAAAACAATCTGACTTGCCCAAGACAAATGGTCTTCCTATATATGGATTACTTTCTTTATTTGGAGAGTAGAAGTTGAACATATTATATTTTACATTATATAATATATAATGAATATTATAAACATTGCTATTATTTTTATCAATCTCACTAAAATCAACACTTTCATTAACGTGTGAATGATAACAAGCAATAATTTTACCTAAATTTGAACAATTCAAATAATCTTGTGGAGATATTATAAAATTATTACTTCTATTTTCTGCTCTATTCTTGCATGGATATATATCAAATTTATATTCTTTAGATTTGAAGTATATAAACCCACAGATTTCTTCATGAGCTTTTCTAATTGCAAGATCTTTAATGTAATTTTTAATTTGGGGGTTAAACTCCATACATTTATGGTCCTTCCATGCTTCGCTGAGATTGGAATTTCCCTTCTACAGATGGAAATCCACCAAATGGCAAAACTCCAACTAATTGAGTACCGTCGGCAGCTAATGGAGCTCTGATTTGAAATTTTAATAAAGTATCAGGGATACTTTCATTTGGTCCAAACATATGATTTATCGCTAAGGTTTTTGTTTCAAAATTTATATTATCTTTCCATCTTAGTCTACATCCAATTAGAGTTTTAGAACATGTATCTGATTCCCAATACTCGAAATTTGGAGGAGAATTTATTAAATCTGCCGTATGATTTTGTTTGCATACAAAATAATATTTTATTTTATTTTTTTCTATATGAATATAATTTCCATATGCATAATTTACTCCTTGTTGCCAAGCATCTCTATCAATCCAGTTGCCTTGTCTATATTGGGTAAAAGTTGAATCAGAACCATTTGCTACCGGCGGAGCACTTCGCAATCCTCTGCATGATTGAGATAAAGAAACGCTAACTCTTGATACTCCATCTGATCCCGCTGTACTATTTGGATTTATCACAGAATTAACTATCCCATATACCCCAGAATGCATTTCATTTAATCTATCATGCCTCTCATATACACACCCTTCACCTCGATATGTAAATGGGCAATTTTTAGATAGAAGGATTCTTCCTGGTAATTTAACTCCTTCTATATCCAATAATGAAGCTAACTCATAAACAACATTTTGAGAGTCTTCTTGAACTTTCCGATCAATGTAATATATATCTGGCGTTAATTCTACTTCATAAATATCAATCTTCTTTTGATTAATTTGATCTAAATAATCTCTTGCCATATTTTGATATGAAGTATATATTTGAGTTGTATTTGAGATAGTTAATTCTTCTGTTATATAATCCGTTGCAATTAAATGAATATTTTGAGTTTGTAATGCAACATTATTGCCCGTATGAGTTGCAACAAATGTACAACCGCTAGAACTAATATCTTTTAAATATTGATTATACAAGAATCCCGCGCTTCCCCAACTATTAAATAATATTTTTGGAGTATTAGAGAATATTGTGGGAAAAATGATGTTATATTCTCCAGAGGTAGATACGCCAAAATTAGGATTTAATTTTAATGCAACCAGTTTTGTATTCTCATTTGAATACGGATTAATTCCAGTATAATTCCCGCTTGGAATTGTTAAATAATTAATTTCAAAATTATTATTTAAAGGTTTAGAAAAAGCTGCACTAAAACTAGTGGATGTTTGGGTAGATATAGAATAATTAAATCTTTCTGCTATGGTTTCATTATTTGATTTTAAAGAAATAAACGTAACTAATTTAGAGCCATCTTCAGAAAATGTAACGGGATAATTTATAGTAGAACTAGATGTATTATTAAAAGATATAGAATTAAAATAACATAAAGCTTTTATCGTTGAATTTGAATTTATTTTTTTAAATTCTTTTTCAACATTAGGAATTATGCTAGTATACGTATTATTCGCAGGAATAATGAAAACATCAGAAGAAAACACATCTATTACATCGTCAGTTAGATTTATATCTTCATTTACAAATAGATTGAAAAAGTCTAAAGAATTTAAATGATAATTATACTTTTGAAGATTAATTTCTAAAGTTTTTAACCTATCGTCTGTTCTTAAACATGTAAAAACCTTATTAGAAGTCTGTATAGGCTTTACTCCGTAAATTAACCATTTGGAGAATCCTATTGGTAATCTCTCTAAAGATCTCACAGTTAATACTTCTCCATCTCTTGACGCCCATGGAGTATCTGAGAAAGTATTAAATGGATTTACTGCCGCTGGAAAATTGTCTGGACTTAGATATCTAACAAAAGTTTTTCTTCTTGTAACTTTTGAGCCGACTATATCTTTCAGCTCTTGAATCTGCATTCTTATATATTTATAAAAAGAATTAAATTCATCATCTAAAAACTGACTAGAAAATTTTACTTTCGGAGTTGGAATTGTTCCATTAGAAGTTATATCAAATTGATCTCCATAGACAGGAAATGGAAAGTAAAGATTTCCTCTCCATTTTATAATTCCTCTATTAATATGAAAAAGATTAAAATCATTATGAATTCTTATCACACCATCTTTAACTGGGCCATTTCTATTTGGGTATAAGATCGTCGCAGGTTTAATTTCA